AAAAACCTCTCGCGCGGGTCGGCCTCGGCCGCGCGCTTCTCCACCCGCACCCGGCTGCGGCTGCTGGGGCTCATGCCCATCTCGGTGAGCGCCTTCATCATCTTGGCGTATTCGGCGTCGACCACCTTCTGGATCGGATGGACCACCGGCACGCCGCTCGTGCGCACCACCTTGCCGTTGGGGTACTCCGTCTCGCGCTCGTGCGCGCGGATGATGAGCCCCTCCTTCTGCACGATCTTGAGGGCCCGCTTCCAGCTCGACCAGGTCTGGCAATACATGGCGAAGACCGTGCGGTCGATGGAGGTCAGGATGCCGAGCTCGTCCAGCTCGCGCGCCATGCGCCGCCACTCGCGCTTGGCCTCGGCGTCCAGGTGCACCGGGCACTTGGGGATGCCCGCCGGCGGCTGCGGCTCGTCCGGCGGGGTGGGCCGCCGGCCGGGGTTGCCTTTAATGAGCTTGATGTTGGTTGGCGTGGGTTTCCTGCCGCGCATGTCGCACCTCCGTTATTTTACGGCCGGCTTGTTCCAGGGGTGGTTCGCGTCGAGCGGCATACCGTCCACCCCCGCCGCCGGGCTGTAGCCGCGGCGCTCCTGCAGGCGCTTGATGCCCGAGTGGCAGGAGGCGCAGAGCGACTGCCAGTTGGCCGGGTCCCAGAACAAGTCGTAGTCCCCGCGGTGCTCCCGGACGTGGTCCACCACCGTCGCCGCCGTGTCCCGCCCCTGCCGCGCGCACAGTGCGCAGAGCGGATGCCCCGCCAGATGCCCCGCCCGCGCCCTGCGCCAGCGCGCGGAGTCGTACATGCGGGCGTACTTGTTTAGGTCCATGGGGTCACCTCTGGCCTCGTTCGCCCGTTAGGGTAGCGCCGCTCGGCTTCTTTCTCTGCCTCTCTTATGTCGCTTTGCCACATAGTGGCTCCCTTTTCCTTGAACTCCCACCACTTAGCCCCGGCAACAAAAGCCCGGCGGATGTCGTTTTCTGGCCAGTAACCTTCTATTTTGTGATCATCCAAAACGTCACCTCAATGGCGTTGTATAATGTTGCGCCCATCCACCACCTCCACCCCCAGGCCGAGCAGGTGATCGAGCACGGCGCAGTCGAAAAACACCAGCTCGCTGATGCGGCGGCTGGTATCCCAGTTCCTGGCCTTCCAGGCCTGGCTCTCGCGGATGTGAATCCGGCGGCCGTCCGGGGCGATACGGATCTGCACCGGGTTGGCCTTGAGGAGCGCCGCGAGCTCGTCCAGGCCGGAGGCGGGCGCAGGCTCTGCGGGCGGCTCCTCCTTATCGCTCCCGATGCCGCACTCCTCCGCCTTCCCGCTGACAAGCCCTATCGGGGATGGTCCCAAAAACCACCCCGGCGGAAGCCCCGCCTGCACCCAGGCGCGCACGTCCGCGCCGGCCGCGTGGGCCTCGCCGGGGTCCTTGCCGTCCAGCACCGGCCAGCGGCGGGCGGCGGGGAAGGCCTGCTGCCACCAGGGCCAGGCCTCGGAGCCGGCGCGGTCGTTGTCCAGCGCGACCAGGATCACCTTGCAGTCCGAGAGCGCCTGGGCGAGCTGCCGGCCGGGCTTGGCGGTGGAGGAGCCGAGCGCCACCACCCCGGCCAGGTCGGAGGCCACCCCGGCAAGGAGGATCGCGTCGAGCTCGCTCTCCACGATCACCGCGGCGCGGTTGGGCAGGCCGTGCGCCATGCACTGCATCGAGGAGCCGGGGATGACGTAGTAGCGCGGCTCCTTGTCGGTGAAGCGGCGGATGCGGATGCGGCGCGGGCGGCCCTCCGGGTCGATCAGGGGGATGACGAGGCCGGCCGGTATCCAGAGCTTCTTGGGGGTGCCGTCCTCCTTCAGCACCTCGGGCAGGCCCCAGGCGCTGCGGGGGCGGAAGTGGTCCTCGGCGAGCCAGCCGAGGCGCATGCCGGCCGCGGTCTTCTTGGAGATGCCGCGCTTCCTCAACCACCCCAGGGCCCATTTACTCTCCATGAGCGCGGCGGCGGCGTGATCGACCAGGGTGGCGGCCTTGGCGTCCCAGACCTCGTTCGCGGCCGGCGGCTGTACGTCATTTTTTAACGTACAGGGCGCAGCCGGCGGCGGCGATCCCGGCGGCCGGGGGGTGGCGTACAGGTGGCGGTGGTTGGCGGGCATCTCCATCCCCAGGGCCTGGAAGGCCTCGCGGTGGCTCTTGCCCTCGAAGTCCACGAACCACTGCACCACGTCCCCCGCCTTGCCGCAGCCGCGGCACCAGTAGATGCCGACGCGATCGGAGCGCCGCGAGTCGGTCTTGTCCGGCCAGACGTGGAAGCGGTCCCGCCCGCCGCAGGCCGGGCAGGGCCCCACCCACTCCCCGCCGTGGGTGGAGGCGGTCTTCTTCAACTGCACCCTGGACTGTGCGAGCGAGAGAATGTCCACCGGTTCACCTCGCCATGGCGGCCGTGATAAGCGCCAGGATTACAAGGCAAAGTATGATCTGGGCGTCTTCCATCTTTTATTTCTCTGGACGGTTGGACCTTATTTTTCTTATTACGTTAAAAAAAATTATTTATTTTATATATTGTGTGCCTAATAGGATTTCGTCATTTATGGTCCAGTTCGTCCAAACTCCTCGGCCCGGGGCCTAATCGAACGCCCTCTGGCCGTGGTCGGGCTCGTCCAGGATCTCGTCGCAGTCGAGCCCGTAGTAGATATAGGTGCCGTGCTTCTCGCGCCGGAAGCGCTTGGATAGCATCTGGCCGAAGGCCCTCTGGGAGGGCGTCTTCTTGCGGTTTTTGTTAATCCGCAGGACGTACCAGTCCGCGAAGTTCTCGTAGAGCTTGCTGGCCGGCGACTCGGCGTATGGGTCGAGGGTGCAGCGCTCGTCGATCCAGTCCTGCAGGTAGTCCTCGTCCGCGCGGTAGCGCTGGGTGGCCTCCTTCACGACCGGCGGCGGCGCAAGACCGACCCGCTGCCACTCGAGGCAGCCGCGCACGAGCCACGCCAGAATCCCGCTCGCCTCCTCCTTGAGCTTGTCGAACAGGCCAAGGTCCGCGCGGCGCTCGAAGTCCCGCGCCGGGTCGCGGTTGACGAAGGATAGCCGGAAGGGGATCACGCAGACCCGCTCCCAGAAGGCGTAGTCGTTGGCGGAGGCGTGGGGGAGGTCGTTTGTGAGCAGGAAGAGCTTGTGGGTCGGCATGAAGGTGATGGGGTACTTGTCGTTCGGCCACCTGCCGGTCAGGGGGTCGTTGCCGGTCAGCCACTTCACCCGGCCCATGGAAAAGCGCCGGTTCTCGTCGGCCTCGGCGGCGACCCCGATGCGCACGCCCTTCAGCGCCATGATGTCCGGGCTGGGGGCGGCGGCCGAGCGGCTGCGGCCCTGGTCGAGCAGCATCTCCACCGGGATCGGCGCCACGATGTCGCCCAGGACGTGCATCAGCACATCGAAAATCAGGCTCTTGCCGTTGCGGCCGATCCCCTGGAAGATCGGCAGCACGTGCTCGGTGGTGAGCCCGGTGATCGAGTAGCCGAGCAGGCGCCAGACGAAGCCGATGACGTCCTCGCGCGCCTCGAAGATCTCGGAGAGCGTGCGCTCCCAGAGCGGGCAGGCGCAGTCGATCCCGCGCCATTCGGTGGGGGCGGCCTTTAACACCAGGTCGGACGGCCTGGCCGGCGCCACCTCGCCCAGCTCGAGCGCGATCACGGCGTTCGCGCAGGCGAGGAGCATCCGGTTCTGGTCGAAGGCGTCCCCGCGCGTCACCATGGGGGAGGCCGGCGCGGTGGCGGCGAGCTTCAAACAGTTCTTGCGGCCGCGATCGGCGCGCAGGCGCGACGCCCGCCGGATCACCTTGGCCTGCACCGCCTTGAGCCGCGCCACCCGCTCCTTGTCCGCGGCGTGGGTCTTTAGCTTCTGGCCGATCACCGGCAGCATCTTGAGGTACTCGGTCGCCACGGTCTCGGCCGCCCCCAGGCAGCGCTCCTCGATGTCCGGCTCCCAGTGCTGCCCGGTCCAGCGCATCCACTGTGAGCCCGAGGCGTTGTAGATGTAGCGGTCCTTCTGCAGCACCTCATAGAGGATGCCGTCCCCGAGCTCGTTGGCGTCTAGGCACGATTTCAAAAAACGGTAGTCTATCGTTCGGCTGCCGTTGCCCCCTCCGAGCTTACCGGAGGCCGCCAACTGCTCCGCCTCGGCCGCCGCACGCGCCTCGACGGCCGCGCGGATCTCCGCGGGCGTCATCTTGGCCGACGCGGTATTTTGTGGCTCGCCGGATGGCGTTTTCTCGTCACCCATCGAGCTTTTTCCCGGTTTCGTTCATTTTCATCCGATTCGCCCCGAAAATATCCAAATTCCACAATTCCGCGATGTTGCACGA